TGTATTTTCTGTACCATATGCTCGTTTGTAGGCTATTTCGGGTGAGAAACCATTGGCAATTAACTTAGCAAAAGCTGCTTCATTGGCAGTTAGATAGTCTCTATCTTTTATACGTCTACTTGTATTGCTTGATGATTTAGAAGAAAAAGAATATATATTCTCTCTACGTTCCGTATCCATCTTATCTTTCTTGCGACACAAATACGTACCAGTACAAGTACCAATATATTTTATTGGATACCTACCTTGATTCAAAACTTGGTTAACTCGTAAAGCTTGTATAACATTACCGTCATCTGCTTTAACCCAATCACCAACTTCTGCATCACGCCAATTGTCAATAATTCTTATGTTGTTCGGAACCTCATCAATATCTTCATAGACAGGATGAGTAAGTTTGCCAACCTTATACTGTCGCACTAACTTTCGCCGACTATTTCTCCTGGGCAAGGAACTAACAGCTCTTCAACAAGATCTGCTGTAACAATACTATCCATAGCTTCTGCACTAGCAGTTATAGCTATTTTATCCTCTTTGTTAGAAATTATTTCTTTTAGCGATATTAAATCACCAGACTTTTCATCATAAATAATTTCAAGGGTGTATTTTTTCATTGGTAAATCTACAATTAAAATGACTACTAAAGACAACATAATAATTTATTTTATTTTTTACTTGCCTCATATAGGTAAAAACTGTTACCGTTTAGCGTAGCAAGAGCGCACTCTTTTTAAGCAAAGATGTGCGTTTTTTATTTACAAAAAAAAACATTGCGTAACTGCAGGGGAAATCCCCACGAAATACGCAGAAGATAAAAGCACACCTACCTCATATACGTATATTATCAGTAACGATTCCTAGTAACTTTTAAAAATTGTTACAAAATGATACGCAGACTATATTATTTGACTGCCGTCCCGATAGCAGATTCAATTTATGTTTTTCTGTTATAATTGAAAATCAAACTAAGAAAGGAAGTCATTATGGCTGACACATTAACTTATTACAAATCCCTATCTAAAGACAAAACCAGAGTATATTATGTACCTGTACAATATACTATCGATACATTACAAGGCTATGAGGTCACACGAGTGAAAGGCAACAGAGCGGATGCTGAGAAGTACGGACTAGACAACATCATTCTTCTCCCAGAAGACGTCCCTCATGATGAGTGGGATGAGCAAGTCTTGGTGGACGTGAAGACTGGAGAATTTGTAGCAGAGATATAGAACTCCCCTGCATTCGCAGGGACTTATCACGTAATAAGATCTAATAATAGCAGGGCTAGTACACGATAATGTCATCTATCATACGTACTCTCTCCTTAACAGTACACACGTATTAGTCCTGCTCTTTATCACACACAATCATTCACACAATAAGAAAGATAACACAATGGAATTAACAACAGAAATCGCAATGCTAATCGCTTCATTCTTTGCTATCATGGCTTTTTACGCTGCTAACAAAATGCAAGAATTAACTAAACTAAAAGATGCATACAAACTAAAATATTTATGTGCAGACGCAGCAGGTTTGGATGCCGTTGAACATTTTGGTCCAGTTGATGATACAATTGACGAAGTAATTGATGAACTCGCAACAAAAATTGACAAAATGAAAAACGTCATTAGTTACATGGAAGCTGATAGATTAACAACACAAGACATGAAAGGCTTATAGAAATGAACAAATCATACAAACAACTAGACACATACAAGCAACTTATCAATCAAAACATAGACAATGACCATAACATTTATAACGACGAGGTCAAGGCAGAAGAAATAGCAGACCAAATCATAGAAGAAGATACACGCACCGATATGGTGCTGTATGATATTACACGTAAACCAGTTCAATGTATTGGCTGGGATGTAAGTGTAGATGAGGATGGCATAATATTTCAAGTCGATTGTTCATGTAATATATGCAAAAATGCTAGAAAATATGAAGTGCATCAGTCACAACAGTTAGGCAGCACATGGAAAGAATTTACCAGTAAACAAGTAGAACGTTTTAGGACAGGGGATCTATCATGATAGAGTTTAACAAAGATGAATATGAGTCTATATGCAACATAATTGATAATATAATAGAAATAGAATATTGGCAAAATAATTGGATAGAATTAGGCAAACCTGATAAACATATATATTTAGATATAAAATTAGTATCAGGCGCTCTTACTGAATTTAAATATAAATCAGATTCTGAACGTCAATTACAACTTCGAGAGAAACAGTCATGACTGTAACTAAAGGCAAATTTAAACAGTTCGTAATACAACAACGATCAGGTAAATATAATATGTTTGATCCTAGAGCTAGAGCAATGACAGATCTAAATAGAATGGATTGGACACTATCTATAAAGTATTACAAAGAATTATACGAAAAACATATAACAGCAGAAGATGAGGCAGAGATACAAAATATGATAGAGGAAATGCAAGATGAATGATCTTATAACAATGTTAGATGTATTAATAATCGCAGCGTTAATATTTACAAATCTTGTATTATTATGCGTATCGTCTTATCTTTTCTATTATATAACAACCTTGCGGGAGCTAAATGCACAGCTACAAAAAGAATACGATAGGATAAGAGTTAATTATAAAAATTATATAAAGGATAATAATTATGTTCACAGAGATTAACACTATCATTAGAACTATGCTGAGTACATCAGGAATGATGCAGCAACAAATCGATTCACTAAAGAAACAGGTAGAGCAACTAGAATCGCAAATAAATAATAAAGGAGAGGAGTCAAGTAATGACTATAAACCAACTAATAGATCAATTACAAGAGATCAAACTAGTAATCAACACAACGCCATTTGATAGAAATAAATTTTTTGTATTATGTAAAAAACTCAATGAGTTCGGTCTTGATGTAGATAAAGATCAGTTCGTCTACATTACCAAAATGGAAACAGAAGAAGACGATATATTATATTCTGATTATCAATAATGTGACCCGCGCGCGGCTTCTAAGTGGCAAACATTCTGACGAGAATACAGAAACACTGATAGATGAAGAATCGGGTAGGTGCTACATAGCATTCTACTTAGACTGCGCAGTGTCTGAAGCCTAGGTCACCCTTCAATAATTTTTTAATAAACGAGTTAACAAAGGAGACTATAATGCATGGTTTTATAGATGGCAACATGTATGTCAAAAAAGAGTTCGAGAAACATAAACTCCGCATGGGTGGTAAAGAAAAGTTAAGCTGGACAATCAATCTCGATGAGATCAATAATAAAGACGTAAAACAGATAGTGTACTTTACAGAGAAAACTATTTATAGAATATCTTATGATAAAGCACATCAAAAAGGTTTTATAAAAAAATTAGGCGGCGAAAATAAACTAGTAGTACCAATTAAATACTGGATACAGGAGGAAAAGTAATGTTGAGTAATAATGATAGAATTTTAATTAAAATAAAAGAACGTATGGAAAAAGGTAAAGAAATATACTTTGAGGATGTACCATTAGATGGCGAAGGCGACAACAGGGATAATACAAAAGAATTATTAGAAGAGATCCTGGACGCAATGGTTTATGCAGCTGCAGCAATATTAAGCATAGAATTAAAAAAAAGTAAATTTAAAAAACATACATCACACGACGGAATCTTAACTATGTATACATTAGACAAAGGAGAAGATAATGTCTAATCAAAAAATAAAACCTATAGATATATATAATAAATATATTAGATATAAGAATGAAGCTAATCAAATAATTAGAAGTACAGAAGCAAAAAATCAGTATTCAGCATCAGGTGCTGGTATGTGTATACGTAAACATTGGTATGGAATGAATAATTATGAACGTAAAATTAAAGATGATAGAAGTTTGCGTTTACTACGGCTGGGGACTGTACTCGGTAGAGACTTTGACAAAGCTATAAACTGGTATGAACAGCTCAACAAAGAAGCAGAAAATGTTGCAGGTAAT